AGCAAAGGAAATTGAAGGTATGATAGAAGAAGGAATTATTGAAATTGCACCGCTTGCATATATGCGTGGGCGTACTATCAAAAGAAGCTTTATTCTAGCAGATGAAATGCAAAACGCAACCCCTAATCAAATGAAAATGTTGCTTACTAGACTAGGTGAAGAAAGTCAAATGGCTGTTACTGGAGATTTAGCACAAGCTGATCGGAAAGCAGATAATGGATTAATTGATTTTACTAACTTACTAGCTAAAAGTAATTCAACACATTTGGACATAGTCCACTTCGCTCAAGGAGACATTGAGCGCCATAACGCTGTTAAGGAGGTGTTACAAGTTTACGGAGATGAATAAAATAATTGGGGGATTCGTCCCCCAATTATATTACTACGTAGATTAATCCGCCGACAATACTAAGCCCAATACTTACTAAAATTCCTATTAGTATTACGTCAGCTAAAAACTTTTTGCGTTCAGCTAAAGCTCTTGCAGCCTGTAAACGTCTTTGTCTTTCTTTTTGTCTTGTCCTCATCATAGATTTATACACATCACCTTGACCTGAATACACAAACAATTCTCGTAATTGTTTTTCCATGTCTTTTGTTTTATGCTCAGCTAATGCTACTTCTAGTGCATACGACTCGACAGATTGTTTGGAAAACATTTTACTGCCAATAGTAGGATTTTCAGATTCTGTTTTAGCTGTATCTATTTTATCTTTAGCATCAAAAAAGGTAGAGAACTGACTTGCTAAGTCTTGAGCTTCTCTACCAGCTTTTAACCCTTTGGATATTACATTAACGGCTTTGGAAGCTGCCGCTATCGCCAAAGATATTTCAACCATTACCTCGTTGAAAAATACATAGTGATTTCAAATCCAAGTCTTATATTTTCGTAAGTTGGTTTAGTCCACATAATTCTTCTCCTCTATAAGTTTTTCCACGTAAATGCTCCAAAGAACATTTCATCTTCTGACATTTGCCCCCAAGGTACACTTCTGCTTGGATCAGGATTCATAGGATTATCTTCTGAATTATCAAATGCTCCTTCTACATGCAACACAGTACCTGCAGGGATAAATTTAGGTTCACGCCAAGTATATGAAAGTTGCCAAGCATAGTCATATTTGGGAATATCTATTAGTTCTTCCCATGTTCCATCTGGATAATATGCTGTTGCTTTCATGCTTTTACCACGAAAATGCATATGCGGTAAAAATGTATGTAAGTTTACATTGTTTTGTACAGTTATTTCAGCTTTTTGTACAAAGTTAGGATCATAAGGAGGTATATTTGTCCAAGTGTTAGGGAATATACAAGCACAATCACCTGCCATTCTTTCTTGAGGTACTACTCCCTCATCATGAAAGTATAAACCAATCCTTGCTTTGTCTGTTCTAGCAGTTCCGTCTGGTGTGTAGTGTAACTGTAGATTTACAATTGATCCTGCACGTAGTAACCCACCAGTATTTTCGTCATAGTATTCTGGATCGCCGCCAGGAACATATGCACTAATAGTTGCATAGTTCATATCTCCTTGGCCTTCGCCTTGTGCGCCTAAAAGATTCATATTTCGTTCGCCAGGTAAACTTACTGTATTAAGCATATGATGCATTACTGTAGGCTCGCTTGGTAAAAACTGTGATCCACGTAGCCAACGATCCTCTGTTAGTCCTAGGTCTGCTTGTGTGTATCTATAAGGTATTGCATTAGGTCCAAGTGTTCCTATTGCTGGTATTTCTTGTGCTGGTACCTCAATAATCATATCAGGTTCACCATGTACCCATTCTGAAGTTGAGTATACTGTTTCTGTTAGAGGATCTCTATCACCTTCTACAGGAGTACCTGCATCAATCCATTGTACAATAGTCTCTATTTCTGTATGACTTAGTGTCCTGTGGTTTATAATACGGTCTGCATACACAGGATTTATTTGTCCTGGTGGCATATGTTTAGTTTCAATAGCTTCTTTAATTGCAGGAGCAAATGCTTGTAGCATTTTATAGTTAGTCATTGCCCACGGTGCTATACCGTTTTCTCTATGACATGCTTGACACTGCTCTACAAATATAGGTGCTACGTTTTCAGCATAGTCTATATCTACATCTTCATGTGCATATGCAACAGATGTTAATAAACTACCTACTAGCAATATTAATTTTTTCATTCCTTTCTTCCTTTAGTTTCTCATATCCTTCTTCGTCTAGATGTGTAATAGCAAGCCAAGCATGTGTCATTTCATCACCTGTTCTTGATCCTCCCATTACCCACATATCAGGGTCTGGATTGTTTGGATTGTTTGCAGTATTATCGTACCACTGCTTTAATATAATAACTGCTCCTGCAGGTATTAATGGTGCTACGTCTGGTTCGTACAAATGGCTGTGATGCCATGTTGCACTCCAATTACTTACTTGGCTAATCTGTTCTGTACGTCCTGTGTTAGGATAGAATATTTCCAAACTTGCTGCGTTCATACGCAAGTGTCCGTGCGGTTGAAAACTATCTAATCTTACAGGATGATCAAAACTGTGAAACCCTTGGGTCATATGAAAACCATGCGGGGGGATAACTATATCTGCCTGATCTCCTAAGCGATATAAACTTAAATCTTGTTTGTATTTCAGTTCTTGGCTTTCCTCTTCGCTGTATAACCAAAGACCAATTTCCACTACGTTGTCTCGAATAACTGATCCTGGTGCCATTGCTCCAAGTCCACCTGGGAACATATGTATGTCCCAACGTACTTGCGAGTTCGCCGGTAGTGTACGACATACTCCTTCTGGAACAATCTCTCCCCACTTTCCCATAGCATACTCCGTGAGCATGCCTTCACGACCTCCGTCGATCACAACATTAGAGTTTGCATGATGTACAACTGATTTTGCATCACCTCTAGGCTTTACTTGGACTGCTTTTATACATCTATCTTCAGTTAGCCCTGTTGGTACTAGGTGCTTATGCCACAGATCGTTACCACTTGCTGGAATATCTATTGGAACGCTAGGAATAATTAGATTAGGTTGACCAAGGTCACCAGCAAAATTCCATTCGTCAGGGTCAGCAAGATTTGGAGGTTGGACGACTATATCGTTATCTCCATATTGGGAGCCTGAGTCAACCCAAGCTACTACAGTATCTATTTCTTTTTGTGACAGTCGCCAATCACCTTGTAGGTCTTGTATGCCTATACCGTTATCGTATGCATACGGTGGCATTTCTCTATTAGCTACTTTCATTTGTATTAAAGGTGCCCACGGACGAACTGCTTCATAGCCTACAAAACTCATAGGACCAATGCCGCCTGGACGATGACATACTACACAATTGTCGTTTATTATTTGTGCAACACTATCAGTATAAGTCTGAGCAGATAATGTCATTGGGAATAGCACAGCGAACGCTGCGATTAATTTTCTCATAGTAATTCTCCTGGAACTTACTAATATTTAAGCACATCTTTTTAAAAATGCAACCTAAATACTAGCTTTGTTACAAAAGATTACATTTAGTCTAGGTCGGAAGGAACATCAGTGTCGCGGGCGTCAACTATATAGTTGTTTTTTTCATCTGCCATAAAGAAGCGCCAGCCTTTGAATGTAAGTACTGCTGTTTTTATTAATGAATGATATCTTCGACTTGTTGTTTTACTGATATCACCTGTTCTTGCTACTACAGTTTCTCTGGGATATGGTATAACTTGAACCAAAGGAGTGCCTTGTTTGATAACAAAGTCTTTATTTGTTTTTAGCATTATGTTTATTGGAGTTTGACCTGGTCCTTTATCATGATTGATAGAACCAGGAACAGCTTCAAAGTAAGGATTTTCGTGAAAAAGCATTGGCAAGTATGTTGTACTCCATCCTTTTTTAGTATACATAATCCACGGATTATCTAATTTGACCGGAGTTTGTAAACTAAATCTTGTATTTAAAAAATCTCCCATTTGCTCTTTACTGTGATATGCGTGATTGCAATCTGGATCAGAGTATGTAACATGGGGATGGTCGTTTATTATTTTAACATCAATGTCACACCAAGCAGGTATTACAAATCCTTGTCCTATATAATGTTGCAACCCCGGACAAATTTTGACACTGTAAACATTTTGTTTTTGAAATTCTCCCTTATGTAAAACTGTAGGAAGATTTTTAAATTTTTCTGGTATAAATTCTGCCGCGGGTCTAATTGGGCTATACTTCCGTGTTGCCCAATTTTCACATTCAAATAATATAGTTGGTTCTGGTTTCTTTTTAAACATCAAAGTTCCTCAATTAGTGGAAATATCTCAGCAATAATCTTAGCACACTCTTTTGCAATATCCATATGTTCTTTTTGTGTACCATTTGCACTACGAAGATCGATATAATGTACCCAACTGCGTAATGTGCCATTCATATATAATGTAGTTTTTGTTAAACCTTCAGGCAATACTTTACGTGCTACTTCTTTGGCAATACCTGCTTTTATAGCCCAATCATATGCTCTTCCTGCTGTATAACAAACATCTTGTTGTAGTTCTTCCCAGCGATTAATAAGCTCAGGCATTCCCTCTTCACCGAGATCAATGTCAATCGAGTTTTGTCTATTCTTAGTGTCTTGCAAACGTGCTTCGCTAGTAACAAATACTTCTCCTTGTTCTTTGGGATCTGCATAACGCTGACTAAACTCTTGGAATGCAAAGCTACGATGTCTAACTATTTGATGTGCAATATCTCTAGTAGTTTCAATCTCTAAAACAGCATTTACCATTTCTAATGGTGACCAATGTTGATGTTTGATCAGGTACTTAATAAGCTTTTCACTAGTTTCACTGTTAATTTGTGCTGAAGGATTACTTACCCTAGCACAAAATGCAATTAAATCTTGAACATTTTCAAGTCCTTCGTCTAAAAATTCCTTGCTGGGTGCATTATAACTTACTAATCTAACGGCCAAAGTGCTTCTCCTTTATATGTACTATATAATTTATCAGTTTTTTATTGTTAATCGCCTTCTCCTGGCTCCTCTGAAAAATGTTCTTCAAATTTGTTTTCTACTCCATCCCAATCAGCTGCATCAGCTGGTGCTTCTTTCTTTTCTGTAATGACGGGCCATATTAAACTGTACTTAGAGTTAATTTCTAACAAATCAATTGAATGATTACTAGCTTCTGCATCTGGAATAATAGCATCTACTGGACATTCTGGCACACAAACTCCACAATCAATACATTCATCTGGATTAATAACAAGCATATTCTCACCCTCGTAAAAACAATCCACAGGACATACTTCTACACAATCCATATGCTTGCACTTAATGCAATTTTCATTTACAAGGTAAGTCATTAATTAGTATCCCTTTACGACTTGTTCAAGCCATGTTGTTAGTATGTACTTATCCTCCTTTCCAATAGGGGGATTTCCTCTGTGAGAATGAGTCCAATCTGCCGGCCACATAAGCACTCTACCTTGCTTAGGACTAATACGTTTGTTTTGGTATAAAAATTCTGTTTCGCCTGCTTCGTCGATGTCATTTAAGTATAATTGTACAACAACTTTTCTTGGAGACCTTTCTCCAATAGACTCGTAATGCCAGTTATGAAAGCCGCCACCTGGTTTTATTTTTTTCATTTTTAAACCAGCACCTTGCATGTCCATATTAATTAATGTGCTAAATTCTTTTAAATAAATTGGAAATAATTGCTTCCATATGATTTCAAAAAAATGATCTACAAAAGAAGGATGCACATCGTGAAGTGTCTTTGGATCATCTAAAAATATTTCTTCCATATCATTGTCGTGTTTTAGTCCTCGTGTAGGAGAAATAAATCTATTGCCTTTGAGATTAAAATATTTAATTAAATCATTACAATAATTTTCATTAAATGCATTATCAAATATTCCAATAAAGCCTTCTTTTTTAAAATCCATTATAGCCTTGCCAATCTAATTAGCGTTGCTGCTAGGTTAATCTCCGGATCAGCTACTAACGTATGATCAACTAAGCCCTGTTTAATAGTTAGAACTGCTGTGTCTTGCTTTTCTTCGTCACCAAATAATTCAATATTATCATATAACCAGCGGTAAATCTCTTCCATTTCTTCTGGACGGACTGCGCCACACAATAGCTTACGTGCTTCTTGTATTTTACCAGCTTTGAACAATTCAACCATATCAAGCTTCCAATCTGCTTCGCCTGTGTCGCCTTCATTGGGTTTTAGTAAACTGTTGTCTTGCACATTCATTTGTACTGTATTAATACACTTACGTAAATCAGGATATGTTGCTTTTACATAGGTATCGAGCGTATCCAGATCAGGAGTAACACCTTCGGTAATAAGGATTTCAGCAACTCTAGCTGTGAATTCAGTTTGGTCAATTTTAGCAATGTGGAAACCTTGGCACCTACTATGCAAAGCGGGTATAACACGATTTGGATAGTTACAAGTAAGAATGAAACGAGCAGTAGTATGATACTCTTCCATAACACCACGCAATGCCGCTTGAGCGTTGGGAGATAAGTAATCAGCTTCATCTAATAATACAACCTTAAAGTCCCCAAATGGGATCATTTGTACAAAGTTTACAATTTTATCACGAACATCATCTACAGAATTTGTACGTGATGCGTTTATTTCTAATATATCTAAATCATTTATTTCAAGTTCGTTAAACAATAGTTTTGCAAGTGTAGTTTTACCAATACCTGCATTACCGCTAAACAACAAATGCGGAATAGTCTTTTCTTTAATCCAAGTTTTTACTTGTGATCGTTGTGCTTCATCACGAAACACATAACCATCAACTGTTTTCGGTCTATATTTTTCTACCCATAAATCTTTCAACGTTGCACTCCTAGTTCTTTGTATGCTACTTGTACTGATTTAGCCTGAAAGTATGCATCTGCCAGTGCATTGTGGAGATCACTTTGCATTGCTTTACGTGGATCTACTTTACAACAACTAAACAGTGTGCGACTATCTTTGACTTGCCAAAATTGCCATGGAATAGGACGACTCCAATTTCTATATAGGTCTTCTAAAATTGTAATATCAAATCCATAGCCATGACCCCAAATAGTGTCAACACCAACTAACCATTTTGTTAGCTGATCTAACATTGTATCTACATCCATGCGTCCTGCTTCGGAGAATGCTTCTTCCATTGCTTTAGGATCTTGTTTACTCCACCATTCAATCGTGCTATCACTAGCAGTCCTGCCAGCACTATCTTGCTGATCAATATCAGGTTTAATGTATAGTTCAGAATGAGGTTCGTCACTAGTAAGTGCATTAAATTTTACAGCACCTAAACTAAGTATTTGGCAACTTGGTTTAGTATCTAGTGTTTCTAGATCAATCATTGCATGTATAGCCATTATTTAATTTTCCTATTTTCTTGCCCAATACCAGATAATATAAGAAGTATGTATAAGATAGGCCACCACCATCCTGTTAAATAATCAGTTAAATGAAGTGTCATTAATACAACGCCTGTTAGGCCAGTTGTACCTAAGCCACTAAGTTGTGTAGGTAATTTCATACAAACTCCTCATTAGTATTATTATTATAACTTATAATGCGGAGTTTGTCAAGCGGTTTTATTACAAATCGCCTTCTTTTCTATTTTCGGAGTAGTGTGCGTCAAAGTCGCCGCCTGGATAACGTGCTTTTAGCTTGTCAATATTCATTTGGATTACTTCGTTTGGATCAATATTAAGAGCCATACAGCCTTGCATCCAGTACCACATAACATCACCTAGCTCACGTTGCATGTGCCAAATGTTATCTTCGTCAAGTGGTTTACCTTGAAATACAATTTTTTTGATAACTTCGGTAAATTCTCCAGCTTCTGCACTAAGTCCTAAACATGCTGTTAATAGCCTTGGCATATTGACAGTACGCTCATTTTGTAGCTCAGTCCACCGAGTGGAAAAGTCGTTATTATTTTTACTTTCGTTGCTAGTTACTGCATCAACGAATTCTTGATACTTGTTAAGATCAATATTTTTCAAAGGAGCCTCTTTCTATTAAGCTGTTACGAATGCTGATGGATCAATAGTTGCATGCTGACCATCTGTAAATTCCTGTCCGATTTGTAAATCGTTTGGTTTCTCTTTACTATAAGCTAAGATACTTTCTAGCTCAACTTTACGCATTTCAATTTCACCATCGGCTTCTGTTTCGAGTTTTAATCCTCTAGTCCATCTACCATGTGATATTAAAATCCAATCTCCTACTTCATAAGGGTCTTTATTATGTGGACCTTTAGAATAAACTTTACCCCAGCGAGGATAAATTCCTCTTGTGTCGCCGTCATCGCTACTAATTATAAGTCCTGCGGCAGTAGTTTGCTCGCCAAAATGCATCTCAGTTACTAATACATCTTCGCCTTTAGCTCGTGGTGTACCTTTAATTGCATTATAGTTTTGCGCCATTATTAGCTTCCTTTTTGTACAAAGTTACCGTCTGCATCTTCAACCCATTCGTCTTCAGCCGCTGCTTCTTCCATCATTTCGGCTTCTTCAGTTGTAAGATCAGCTACTTCAATTGCAGGTTCGTCTTTTACTTTTACTTTACGCTTAGTTTTTTTAACAGCTGCTTCTGTTTCAGCTACATCTTGTTCTACAACTGTATTTTCAGGAGCCGGAGCATGAGCTGCTGTGCCTGCTTGTGCATAATGATCAGCTACAATTTCTTCTCTTTTACGAAGAATTTTTCCACCTGGTCCTAACTCGTCGCCTCGAGCGTTTACTCGAGCGTTACCCATAGCTGGGGTTAATTCATTACGTTTACGAAGTAAGTCCATATCTACAACTTTACCACGTAAACTTCGGATTTGTTTTTTTCCACCTGTTACTTTTGACATATTAATTGCCTCCTAATGTTATATACATACTTATCTCATGAACTCATTGAAGTCCAGGCCATACTGGATTGAGTCTACTTTATGTACGCCTATTAAATATAAAATATAGCTTGCTACACTAGATCCACGTCCTACACCCCACACAATGTCATTCTCACGCATAAAGTCTACAAGATATACCATGTAACATAAAAGATCTAGCATACCACGTTTGCTATATTCTTTAAATTCTAGTTCAACTCTATCTAAAGAGATGTTGTCTGGACATCTTTGTTCTAAGTATCTGTAAACATCCATATTTTTATATTCATCTGGCATAAACCATTCACTTTGTAATACGCCGTCAAAGTCTTTTTTCTCTACTTCTAATGGAATATACTTAGTTAGCTTTGACAACCCTTGTTCTTCTGCAGCTTTATTAAATAAATTAACATCGTCACTTTCATCACACAAAACAACATGGCATTTATCCACATTACCTGTGTAAATCATATCGATAAGATCCTTGTTAGAGAATCTTGGAATACCTAGTTCGTCTGTTTTCATAAGCATATAGTATATTTTAACTGATATTAATCAAATTGTCAAGAGAATTTTCGTCGTTATCTTGATTTTGTTGGCGGTTTAATTCTTTTATTCTTCTATCTTGTAGTTCGAGTTTGTATATGTCAAGTACATTTGCGATCTGTACTTGAACTTGAGGATTTCTAGTGAGAAAATATTTACGTTGTAAATCAGCTATTTTATCTTCTAACTCTTGTAGCGTAAAATGATCTAAGCTATCTATTAGAGGATTTATCATTTTTTAAGTATATTGGCCCAAGTATTGTGCAAACACTGTAACACCGGTATTGTATGTCCAAAATTTCACAACAACTGGATTTTCAGAACTATCTATAGTCAATGTAGGCGTACCTGCTTGTCTAGGATAGTTTGTATCATACTTAATTGGACCAGCTGTATTAGTAAAGAAACAAGTTTTTGCAGTATCATTGCCTAAGAAGTGAGCAGTCATTTCAGCATACCCTTGCGTATCGGGCCAATCTGCAAGAGCAAAAGAAATGCTTGCTGTACCTACTGGTAAATTTACATTCATAGTTTGATAATGTCCATTTAAAAAACTAATGTTTTGTCCTGTAAGGACTGTTCCTACATTATGGTATTGATGTGTTGTCAATTGCATATTTGCAGCACTAATATTTGTACCATTAAAATTGTTAGATGCATTTAGTTTTGCAGTGGTACTCTGTAATGTTGATATTTCTGAACCTGCTGTAGATAATCCTGTTTTGATTATTGAAAAATTATCACGAAATCCTTGTGTGTCGTTATCAACGCCTGCAACAGGATATGTTGCATCAATTGTATCACTTATAATATTACTGGCCATTTTATTTCCTCTACTGTATTATTTATCGCTACTAGACATTATATTGATAATTTGCGAACAAAATATAAGTCTCATTTTCAGTGTCTTGCGTATTCTTTACTATATATCTGTCAATGTCAAAACTAATAGATTTGGGGTCAAAGCCACTTGCTGTAATATTTCTCATAATATCATCTGCTTGCCCTGGTTTACAATAACAAATTGGTATTGCTGTAACATAATCTAATTCTTGAAGTCCTTGTTGAGGTGTTCGCATCCATAAAGGCAAATAATCTCTATCGCTAGCACCAATGACACTAATATTATCACGCATATTATCTATATTTGATATATATCTCTTATTATCTAGTCCTTGACTAATTTTGACTGCGTCACTATCAATAGTAATAGGATTAGTTTTTGGTCTTAATCTTAATGGTTCTGAATCTGTAAGCTCTAATGTAACTATAGTTGTACCACCATCTTTAAGTGTAACTTCAAAATCATTATTATCTGTACTAACAAATTGATTTTCACTACTATCGCTACTATCTCTAGTTTGTACTATTAATGTATCTTCTAATTCTTCAAATATAAATTTAGTAACGCTCCGTGTGTATACTGGTACTGCGTTATAACCTGATCTAAATCTTCCTTCATCGTCTTTAGGACTATATGCTATACTGTCTACTGTAATTTCATTCTTTGTAATAATCTCAAAGTTTGATTTAGTTTTTCCTTTTTTAGCATTGGCAGGATCAATAACTTCTATATAAATTACTTCGTAAATATCTTTTGCTGTTGAACCTATTCCTGTTGTAGCCTTAGCTGTTTTAAAATCTCCTAGTATATAATTCTTTCTTTTATGATTTTTAGCAGATGCTGCAACAAAATTTTCTATGTTCTTTGCTTCAATACCGGCATATACCAGCATTTCTAATTGTGTTTTAGTACCATATGTAGGATCTTCTGCACGATACATTTTATCAGGTTCAAAAATTGTTATGTCTGATATAAAGTTCGCATATGATGTTCTCTGGTCGTCTTTTAACAACGGACGCATATAGATATCAGTATATTTCTTTGTATCAGGATCTGCTACAGTTAGTGTAAACTCATTTTCTATTTCAGTATATTGGAATCTATCCTTTGCAGCAACTGTAAATTTATAAGTTCTATCAAAAGTTGTGTCTCCTGGCAAAACACCGTCCCATGATACGTTTTTGTTTTCAAAAATTGTCAACCCTGGACCAGACGGAGTTTGGAATTGTCTTGCTTTACCTATCAATTCTCCATCAAGTTCCAATGAAAGCCCAAACGGCAATTTGCCTGCCTTAACATAATATACCATTTTAGAATCAGGAACGGTTGTTTCAGCTTCAATATTTAAATTAGTAATTTTATTAGCTTGTATAGTTCCTAAGTTTGAATTTGTTATCCATTTAATAGAGCTATCTATTTCTCCTATCATCCTGATAGTAAATGTTTTCTTAGTGCTTGGAATATCTTTTGAATTTGCAACAATAATATTTTCAGAAAATCCGTTTCCTTTAAACAAACCTATACCATAGTTGTTACCTTGGGTAAGTTGCGTTGTAAGATTAACATCGAATCCTAATCTATCTTCGTTATCTCTTAGCAAGTTTACCTTTAATTGTGTACTATCATCTGTTGCAAAATGTGATTTAATATTGCTTAAAATTCTACTTGTAGCTGTGCTTGGTATATGAATTCTCCAACGTGTAGCTTCATCATTCATAACTTGTACGTGTGCAGGGCCTTTATACGTATTTTCTAACACTTGTTTAGTTGCTAATACTCTATCTGCAAGAGTCATACCAGCTACAGTTTCTGCAATTTCAGTCCATTTACTTGCTTCAAATGTAATTTGTGCTATGTTATTTACAGTGGTTCCTGATGCTTGTATAGTATGGGCTGTTACGCATTTGTAAATTTTTCCATCTCCACCGGTTGATGCAGTGTTTATAACCATATCTCCTATAAAGAAGTTCTCACCAATTTCGATGTTACGTGGAATGCCTACTGGGTATATTTCATCATTAGCTGGGGATTGTTGCACAATTTCATATTCAATATAAGGAACTATGCTTGTAATTTTATATGCTTCTGTTTCGGAAAATTTTAATATTCTATTAGCATATGAATCTTTTTGGGATTCGTTTAGCCTATTTACATATGCAAACGACTGTCCTACTATAGCGGTCCTACTAGGTATCAAGTTTATACTAGGTGCAATTGTTTGATCAACAAAGATAATATCGTAATCTGGATTGTTATCATCAACGTTTGTAACTCTTACTAACTGGTTACCTAATAAAATATCTCTACCATTTAATTCAAATAAATCATTTACACCATCAAGTGCTCCAGTAAGATCAATTTTATTAATTTTAAAACTACTTTTGCCCATTAATGTGTCTTCAAAATAATTGGCTACAATGTCAACGCTTTCTAAGTCTGTTGTCATTCTTGTTGCTTTAACAGTAAACTTATAATCTTTGGTAATTTCCTGTTGACCTGGAACAGCTCCGACTAGCTCTCCTAGTCTTGAATCAAGTTTAAGTCCGGGAGGCAATATACTTTTTGTATTGTCATCATTTACGTCTTCAAGTGTAAAAAGCATTACTCCTTCTAAGGTAGGATTATCTACTACGTCTAAATATATAGTTTGATAATTTCCTGCTCTTCTTATCCCAAGATTACCAGGAGTAATCCAATTAGGTTGTCTAACATTTGTGTTATCTGCTTTGAATACTCCACTGCTTGCAGTTAATTGTGTATTATCAGCTTTTAGATAATCGTCACCTACTACATAAATTTGGAATTCTCTTTTTACAAACGATTCACCGTCAGTAACTGTAACTCTAAAAGGATAATATCTATTTAATTTTCTTGGATTTGACGTAGGTTCATTATAATCATATGTGTTTGTATCATAGAAGAAGCTAGAAAATCCATTTGAGCTTACAGTGCCGTAATCTAATGGTAACGTCCCATACCCATAATCATCCTGATCATATCCTCCGCCTTCAAATCGTTTATCTAAAGATAAAAGAGGATCAGTAATACCTGTTAGAAGTCCGCTTTCCGACATAGTTATTCCAGGAGGCAAAGCTCCATCGCCGTCTGCAATAAAGAAACTTAACTCATCTCCTGCTGGTAAATCTGTATCAGTTGCAGACAATTGAAAGTTTATTCTTGCACTATCTAATATATAATATGTATTGTTAGGACCTACTGCTAGATCACCCTCTGGTGTATTCCATACAGGATCATCAGGACCTGTTACTGCAAATTCAATAGTTCTATCTTCCCATAGTCCATTAAACATTGCTCTTATTGTTGCAGAAAATACTTTGTCATATGCTACTTCATAAACTGTGCCTACTACACTTGTACCTTCTATTCTAGTACCATTTGGTAAACTACCGCTTATTACTTCTAAACTAGGAGTCACGCCGTTAGCTAATGGCATTTTAATATCAACAACACTACGTTCGATTAAGTTTGAAATTTTTGTACCTGTAGGCACATTCCATAATGCACTTTGAATTAATGCAGCATCTAATGTTACTTGATCTACATCTTGTATAAGTAATCTACGCTGTTTTGTTTCACTACCAAAGATATAAGGATAAGCAGGTTTGGATGAAGATATTCCTACATCAACTGTTGCTTCCTCAAAGGTTAAAAAGTAAGCATATGTGCCTTCTGGAAAATCTGGAGTTACGGTATATCTACCATTGTATCTATCAAGAGTTCCATGACCATCTTTGAACTCAAAATCTTGTATAAATGAACCTGCATCAAGTGTAATAGTACCTAAGTTCGGAATTTCAACAGTTTTGTCATATCTACAATCTCTAGGACGATGGTTATCATTAGGAAATACTTTGTAACTCGATGTCATTTGTATTACAGGAGTATTAATATCTGTACCAAGAGTATATCCGTAAGGGCCATAAATTGGATAACCATCAAAACAATATCCTACAATCTTACTATGCCCATCAGCATGTCTAAACCTATCACTATTAAAGTTTGTTAGATTATAATATGAATTAGTACCGTATAACTTAGCCGTGTCCCATGCATTATATAAAAACGAACCGTTGCGATAATGGTAACTGCCATCTCTTTCAGGATGCCCGCCGGCTTGGTCTGTACCGTATACTTGTCCTAAGTGTGATACGTTGTAATTGAATCCAATAGGAGGAAATTCATTAGTATTTGGTAAAGAATGATCTCCTGCACTTGGACCAGTTGCTAGTACGCCGTTTGCAAAAATTCCCATGCCTCCTAATTCTGTAGGTTGTGGGCTTGCAGTATTTTCGCCTGCTCTATTTTTAAATTTAAAGTTATATGTTTGATCTTTTATAACAAATGAATTAACTCCAAATCCCCTGTTTACTGTATTAGTAAATTCCTGTCCTGCTAGTGCAGGAAAAGGATCACCATCACTAGTAGCTGTTACCAATTGCCCATCAAATGTAAACTTTGTAGCACTAGGATAAGTTCCGCTTGTATCTAAAATATCTAGTTTATTAGGATGCCATTTTGTTGTAGGAATTATACTAGGTTGATCAGGTTGATTAGCATGAATAAATGTAAAGTTATTATTTACAAGAGTTTTAACTGAGTCAGTTACAGTATGCCCCTCAGGATACTTATAGTGTAAGACATCACCATGTGGAGTATCATATGTATACTTAAATGTTCCTCCAATATCAGACGCTCCTACATTATCTGCTATCTGTGTTGGTAAAATATAACCTTGACCTTTTGCTATAGCAAACGCATTTGCTTGTGCTGATAAGAATGTATAACCGAAACTATGAAATCCACCATTATATGGAATAGTAGAATCGTTTACTCCGTGAAACGTTATAACCTTTCTTGGTCTAAATGGTATTTTAATAGTAGGGTAGTTGCTGTTATTAATTCCTGTGCTGCTTTCTATAGACGGAATATAAAAATTATCATCTCTATATGCAAAAGATCCCATTTGGCTTGCAATAGCAACAATTTGATCTACACCTTGTTCGTCTAATTGAACATAAGCTCGTTGAGCTAAAGCTGCGCCGTTACTAAATCCTAATATTCTTATTTTTTGCCCGTCAACATTATTATAAGATTTAAGTTTAGTACATAAATCTTGTAACATAGATACATCAGGCGCTTTGCTTGCTTCTGTGGCTATATTCCAACTATTTTGATAACCTGTTGGAGCTATTAAAATATGATCCGGAAGTATTGAATTCCATTCATTAAGAATGCTTTCACCATTACTGCCTAATCCGTGTAGTAAGATAGCTACAGGAATTCTTTTATTATCCAAAGAATTTATATTTGGTACTCTAACTGCTATTGGATACGTAAATCCGTTAGGTTGCTGGAACCATGATTTTGTTATGGTAATATTAGTACTGGTTAGTAGTTTGGCCATATTTAATTCCTTACGAAGTATTTATCGGAATTATTTTATACAGCAATAGCGCCAAAGTCTACAATCGTGTTTGTTGGTGAAGTTATAGTACCCATATCTTGATCAGTTTCATTTACTATAAAATCAATCATGTTATTAACTGTTGCGTTAATACCACCAAAGTCCATATTTTCAAAATGATTAACAAGTACAGCTGGGTCTTTACCATTTATTAATCCAGTTACATTACCTGTTAAATTACCTGTAAATCCTGTTGATGTAATAGCACCAGCATTTGCAATATTAAATCCGCCTGCGTCTAAGTTACCGCCTAGTACAGGAGTTGTATCATCTGATAATTCAGATGGATCTGATTTGTTTGCAAGCTCTACCCAAACACCGCCGTGACTATAATATGCTCCGCCGGCACTATGAACATGCACAAACATTCCGTGATACGTACTTGCACTAGGCAAGTCTGCTAACGTAGCATACACATTATTATATTTTATCCTAGCATCAGCAAAGTCATATTCTTTTGTAACGTAATTATCGCCTGTTACGGCAGTCTGTGTAAGGTCATAAACTTTATCGTTAGCAATAGTAATGTTGTCGTCTGTGGCAGTAAGTGTAAGGCCTGCGCCTCCTATTATTTTCTTAAACTTTAAATCGTAATTAACTTTTTCTTTAAACAATCCTTCGCCAGTAGCACCAAGATTACTTACCGTAGTTTGCTCATCATCACGTAGATCTAATTCATTAAAGTTAGCATTTACTTTTACAAATGCTTCTCGCAAATCATCACCAGTTCCGTCATTTGCTGTATTACCTAAATTTACTAGTTGTATTGCCATCGATTTTTCCTTGTTATACTATTTATGTTGATATGCCTGCTGGAACACTAGTAGTAAAAGTATTTGGATTAGCAAAAGGAGTATATATAATCCTATTTGTATTTGCGTTCGGAGCATATCCTGATGCAGCACTTGCTGTATGTATAGCAGTTAGTATAGTTTGAGAAGGTTTAACAAGAACCTTCTTGCCATAATCGTTATATAATGCATATCCTAAAGAGTTATTAGTTTGTATTCCTGCTTGTGTCCTGCTATTGTCGTTCCATTCAGGACTTAGAGATCCGCCATCTACAAAAACACTAAAGTATTCCCACATTCCTAATGTTAGCAAATAATAATATTCACGCATTATCAAAGCTCTAACATCAGCATCAGTTCCTGGCCATGTTCCATAACCGCTTGGATCAAATACATTATTAGTAATAGCTTGAGCACAGGCATCATACAAGGCACTGGTTTGATTGTTTTGTGCAAATTGTGTAGGATATGCAGATGGCAATCCATATACAGTAAGTGTGTGTAGTGCATGTTCCATAATTTCTATAATTTGATTGTTTGCACTATATGATCCACCGGTATCATCATATTCCCAAATAAAATCTACATTCTGAAACGTGTTCCTAATAATATCTAATCCAGGATAGTAATCATTTGAATCGTCTGCTAGTATACTAGGACTGTAACTTCCTCCTGAAGTATGACCAATAAATTGTCCTACATTATATTGCTTCATTCCTGCTATAGCTGCAGCTTGTGCAGTAGCATCAATATCTGCTCCTGTAGGATCTAACATTAATTCATAGTGTCTTGCAACTTTTTGTATAAATGAATCTGATACTGCTGTTGCTCCGCCTTTTGCTCCCCAAGCTAAAAGTCTTACTCCACGCACATCTAAATGTTTTGATAAAGGAGACATTTCTGTACTTGTTATAACTGCTTTAGATTGATAATCTGTCGTACCGGCACAGTTGATACTATCGTAGTCATCCCAATTATCCTTTGTACCTTGATACATCATATTCTTTGTTGCGTTATTGTGTGTCCATTCTTTTAGTCCTGCTGGAGTCATTCCTGGACTAGATTCTAGTACTGTTGCAAGCATTCCACACACATTAGGAGATGCCATGCTAGTACCAGATACCTTCATTAACCATTGACTACCGTTTAATGGACTAGCAACCCTAGTATATCCATCTTCTGACACCATATCATTTGTACCACTGCTATCGTCTGAACTTGCTCCTATAATATTATTTCCCGGAGCATAGATGTCTACGCCAGGCCCACAGTTACTAAATTCACTTTTATGTTCTTTACCGCCTTGGTATGTAATATCTAAAGAACCAACCATAAATGCTTCTGTATCGTATGGACTACCTCCTCTATGATAATAGTAAGTTACTCCGTTTATAACTACACGGTTATCCCAGTCTTGATCACCTTCACTTGCAGTGTAGTAATAACTATTTCCGGAAGCAATACACACATGAATGCCTGCGTCTATAAGTTCCTGAATATCAGTATCAACTGATGAAATTCTTAAAGGTATTTTTCTGTTTGTGCCACTACTAAAAATCTTTTCTATTATTCCAGCATTATCTCTAAGATTTGCATCAGATGCAAATCCACTATCACCATAGTTCCAAGTGCCTCCTCTATAGGTTCCACTTGATGGTGTATTTGATAGGTTAGAATTATATCCCCAACTCATGTTTACAATAGTAGGACGTTTTAATCCTGTTGCAGGGTCTACAGGTTTATTATTGTGCCAACCTTTTATTACATCAAAACAGTTAGATACAGAAATACCTGTACTACTATCGCCTGTACCTTCTAGTCCTGAAACTTTTATTGAGTAAATGTGTGCATCTTTTGCCCAGCCCATTGTACGGCCTGCTACTGTACTTGTAACATGTGTGCCGTGCCCATCATAGTCTCGATAATGATTTGCATTTTGAGAGCCTGCTACGCCACTAGCTGAATACCAATCAATTGGTTTTATCCTGCTCACACCGTTAGCATCAGTAAACTCAACATGTCCTGTATCAATTCCTGAATCTTGTATTACTACATCTACACCTTTTCCTGTTAGATTGTAGTTAAATGGTCTAGTCGAACTTGTCACTCCGCTACCCCAAACATCTTCTTTTGTAGTTGCTCGTAGCATACCCCAATTTAAATCACTGCCTGTTACAGCTGAAGTTTTACGCCAAGTACCGGTTTGTACTGCTTGAGTACCAATTTGTACATCGTCTCGATTTTCTGGTGGTTCTTGTATATCTAGCACACGTTCGTCTTTAAGAAGCTCAGTAACTTCTGCTTCTTCTAAAATATAGTGTGTGTTGCGTTGTGATAATGGTCTAGCGTTAGCTACTTCAACCATTCTATTTGTTATTAAACCACGCCCAATGCCTGCTTGCATTTCATCGTCAAATTCAGCATAGTCTACACCACGCTTGAGACTAATAATATATTCTTTTTCAGCCATGTGCTACTAATCCTAAGTTACAATATTAATAGTGTTGCCCATTCCACTGTGTGCAGTACATTGGTAATAGATAGTGCTCGGTGCCGTCATTGGTACTGTCCAAGTTATAGTTCCATTTGTTTGTGTATTGTTAGTTACCCCTGTATTGTAAGCTGAACCACCGTTGCTTTGCCTTAGCTGGAATGGATGACCTCCTGCATTAACAACAAATTTGTATGTTTCACCTCTACGCACATAAAGTACTGGATCATTTTCTGCACCTAGTGGAAAGTATCTTGTGTCTTGTGCAAATACGTAGTCGCTTGAACCATTAGATGTAATATTAAATGTTGAAGTAGGGTCAGGAGCGGATGTAATGTATCCAGCACCGTTAGTCAACTGATTGTTGTTTGTTGGAACATCATCACTAAGTGTTATAGTTTTCCATGCACTAGCTATTCTTAACTGTAATTTTGTTAGTGTTGAGTTATAAATTACATCACCAGTTGATGCTGTAAGAGCATCACGCTCTGCTGTAGTAAAACTTTTTATCCTAAGTTGGCTACTTCCAATAATTACTGCACCTTGTGCATTAAGTTCTATATTAGTAGCTGATGTAATCTTTGGACTACCAACTGCTGTGCTAACAAATTTATTTGCTCTAACCGTATTATTAACTACAAGATCGTTTTCTACAGTTAAATCACTTTGTATTACCATTGCAGGAGTTACTGTAATGCTACTACTATCGTTAGTATCCATTACGCTACCAGTAAGAGTAAATGCTCCTAGTGAGCCGCCTCCACCGCTTTGTGCTACCCATGCATAGTCCGAGCCATTCCAAGAAAGAACATAACCACTAGTTGGATTGCTTTGGTTCAAATGAGTGTCAACATCAGAATCTGTGTACCCAGCATTAGATGTCCATGCATAGTCTGTACCACTCCAGCTTAGTACAAAGCCTGCAGTTGGATTGGCTTGATTTAAATGCG